GAGATCGTCTGCTGCTCATACGACGCGCGATAGTTGCGCGCATCATCAAGCCGACCGGCAAGCGCCTTCTCAGCCGCCAGCGTACGCGCCCGCGCACCCGCAAGCGCCTGCATCTTCCCGCCCGGACCAACCACATTCGTCAGCAGCGACGCATAGTCATTCGCGTTCTTCGACTGGCCCGCCAGCAGCGCACCCGAACTCGCCATCAGCCCCTGACGCACCACGCTCGCCGGACTCGACGTCGCATCCGCAAGCGGCTTGGCGCCCGTCACCTGAGCGAGCTGCTGGTTGGCCTGCGCCTGCGCCTGCGCATCAGCGTTATCCAGGTTGCGCACCGCACCGAAATCAGCGGATGCCTGCTGCTGCGCCTGCGTACCGCTATTGCCGACGTCGGTCTGATACTGCGCCAGGCGCCGCAGGTAATCGTCATACCACGACGACGTGGCGCGCTCTGCGGCCTGCGACGAGTAGATCAACTGCTGACTGTCGCGGATCGACCCGCCGTACCGCAGGTCCGTCGCTGCCTTCGAATCGCGGCGCAGATCCCGCAGCGTCATGCTCGACCCAGGAGTCACCGGCTCGCCGAGCTTCCGCTCTTCCTGCTGGTCGCGCGACAGGTACTTCTCCGGCAGCTTCGACCGCAGCCCCGGATTCGCCAGCCACTTCCGAAGCCGCTTCGGGTCGGCGACAACCGCGTCCACGCCCTTCTTTTTCGGCGTCGCCTTGCCGATGCGCAGCACCCTCGTCCCGCCCTTCTCGGTGCGGTAGCGGTAGCCGTTTTTGACGTAGCTCTTGGGCTTGTCAGCCATGCGTTCTCCTACTGCTCCGGTGTGGATTGCGCCTGCCCGGCGGCGATCGCGCGGTTCAGTCGCTCGGCCTCGTAGCCGGCGAGGTTCTGCGCGAACGTGTTGCGCGCCTGATTGACCCCGAACGTGTTCTTGGTCAGGAACGCGATCAGACGCTTCTTCAGGGCGTCCTCAGCGGACTGCTGGCGGAAGTTGACGTCAGCCTGCGCGTTCTGCATCGACCCTGAGTAGAGGCCGCCCTGCGCCGCGACCCGGTTGAACGACCCGGTGCGCGCCTGGTCGTATGACCGCTTGAGCATCGCGGCCTGCGAGAATGGGTTGTTCGGATCGAACTGAAGCTGCTGGTTGTAGCCGAAGCTCGCGAGCCCCTGGTTGCGCTGGTCCCCCAGGTACGCGATTGTGTCATCGCGCGTCTTGGTTGCCGCCCCAACCTGCTGGTTGTAGATCGGGTCGATCGGGGGCTGCGCGTTCGGGTTGAAGTACCCTGGGTTCGCGGCGGCAGCAGCCTTGCCGCCCGCCAGCGGCACCGGAGCGTTCGGCGTCGTCTCCGGGTTGATGAGAATGTTCCCCGGCCGCAGCGGGTTCTGCCGCGTAGCTGGGCGGCGCGGAGGGCGCGGCGCCTGCGGGGCGCGCGGAACTCGAGGGCGCGGAGGCGGACGATGAGCGGGCGGACGCTGGCGCGGCATCAGCCGATCGCCACCCACGCAAACGAAACCGTGCCGTTCACGTTGTCCGCGCCCGGCGTGTACGCCGAAGCGTTCGCCGTGAACGTCGTCCCGCCGATGCTGTTGGCGGTCAGCGAGAGCATGACGTTGGCGCCGGCCAGCGACCCGCCGGTAATCACCGTCAGGAACACGTACGACGGCGTGAGGCCCATCCCATGCGTCACGTTCGACGACCCGTACGCGATAGCCCCAACGCCACCACCGGACGAGCAGGTAATCGACCCAGTGCCGAACGCCACCTTCTTGTCGGCGGCCGTCGTGAGCTTCAGAAACGCGTTCGTCGAATCCGTCGCGAGCTTCGCGTACGTCACCGCACCCGACTGGATCGACGCGGTAGCAACCGACGACGACGCGAGCTGCGTCGAATCGACACTGTTCACGCCCGCCGCGAGCGCGGCAAGGATCGTGTTGAGGCTATTGACATTCTCCGGGGCGCCCGGAGAAAGCGGGGTGTAGCTGACCTGAGCCAAGACCTATGCCTCCGTATTGAGGACTTCCGGCCCGCGAGAGGACCGGACGTGATTGACGACCCGGTAGAGCGTCCACGGTGTCGACGCGTCATTGACCGCGTACACCGCGAACGTGTAGCCGCGCGTCGCCCTGCGATGCAGCTTCGGGGCGAGCGCTCGGCCGGTTGCCCACACATCAGACGAATCGGTGCCATCGCCCCACACGTCCGACGAATCAGTGCCGTCGCCCCACGTATCAACGCCGGCATCGAAATCCAGCGTGGTCATCGGCGGCGACGTCGTGAAGTCACGCGCGATCCCGAACCGCAGCGACCCCTTCGCCCACACCTTCGACTCGCGGATCGTCTTGACCTGACTGCGACCCGTGATCTGCGGCAGATCGGACCACGCGCCCATAAACCGCGTGTTGATCGTCGCGGAGTTGTCAGTCGTGTAGCTCGGCGAATGACGCGCGATGTGCTTCGTCCCGGACGCGAGCGCGAACACCAGTTCCGGCGTGTTCGCCGTCACCTGGAACGAGGCCATCGCCGCCGCCGGGAAGTCAAACGTCGTCCACCACCCGTACCGCGTGTCGAAGACGAGCGTCGTGTCGTTCGTCGCTCCGGCGGTCGGCACCGACACGTACAGACGTTCGCGATGGACGTGCAGCGCCGCCTTGTCGATGTTCGACCGGCTGACCGGGGAGCCCTGGTAGAAGTCGTTTGTCGCCCCGTCGAACAGCGGGTCGAGGTTCCCGCTGACCGGGACCGCCGGCCGGCCATCGGTGCGGTACACGCCGCGCTCAGTGATGAAGTACACGCCGTCGCGGCCGACCGCGATACCCCGTGGGGACGCGCACCCAACCGCCGTATCAACCACCCGCGCGGTCGCGTCCCACGTCGGCTGCCCGGTCCCGTCCGTCCCGGTGCCCCACAGCACCCAAATGGATTGGGTCTTGAAGATGAACACGCGATTGTCCCACACCGCAAGGCCGGTGATCTGCTGGCCGTCGCCGGGGTTGAGGTCTTTGTAGTTCGTGGACGGCCAGTTCGTCGGGTCGCCCGCGTTGCTGAAACGCAGCGTGTTGCGGTTCGTGCCCGCGCCGCCCGCCCCGTAGTTCGCGCAGATCATCCGGTTGTCCCACGGCGTCACCGCGATGTAGTTGCCGACCGGAGCGGTCCCGGTCCACGACGGCGTTGTCCACGACGAGCCGTCCCAGCGCGCAAGCTGATCCGACCCGTTCGCGGCGAACAGATACTCGCCGGCCGGCCCGCCGTACCGCGCGAAGAAATGCGGGTACGACGCGCGCCCGGTCATGGAAGCGGACACCGCCCCAGCGGTCGTGATCGCCTCAAGCCGCGTCGTTGCGCCCGCAATGAGCTGGCGGGTGCCGTCCGACTTGTAGTACGCCGCCAGCGAGTCATAGCGGTTCGTTCCCTCGCTCGCGGTCAGGATGCCGTACCCGTCACGTGACTTCACCGCGCCGGCTTCGGTGAACACGACGTTCAGTGCGTCCACGCACTCATCCGGGCGTGCCTCGCCGGGCTTCGCGCGAAGGTTCAGCCCGCCGCCGAAACCAGCCCACTCAACCGGGTAGACGGGCACTACCAGTCCCCGCTAGCGCCGCTCAAATGCTGGCCGGAGATCGGGTTCATAAGCGCCGACTGCATCATCTGGACGCGATCGCTCCACTCCTGGCGGACGACACCCAGGCTGCCGGAGTCCGTGTCATCGAGCAGCGCGCGGCGGACCGCGCCGAGCACGATGATGTCCTGCCACGGTGTGGGCACCAGCGGCGTGTCCGATGAGGCCGACAGGTCCGTGGGCGTCTTGATGTACCGCACCGACAGCGCGTTGCCGGCAGCCGGGTACGTCGCGACCGTATCCCCGCCCGTGATGTAGTAGTACATCGCCGACGAGCCGCCACCCGACGGGTAGCCGATCGTGCTGATCGACTTCGCGTCAGACTCGATAAGCGTCTGGTAGGTGTCGGTGTTGACGACGTACAGCACCTTCCCGAGATCACTGATCGTCAGCGGAGCCGCCCCCGTCGCGGTCGCCTCGAGGAACGGCCAGTCGTTCGCGGCGCACAACTCCTGGTAGGACTGGTTCACCCACCGCTTCACTCGGGTCTCCCCGGCGCCGCCATCGTCGAGATAGTCGAACCCGTTGGCGTAAACCTCAGTGAGCAGTTCGCCGAACGTCATTCCTCGCTCCGGCGCTTGTCACGACGGTACGCGCGAGCGGCGCGCTGACCGCTGGCGTTCTGCGACCACGCGACATCGCGGTTCATCGACACCTGCGTCCGTGTTGCCGCCTGGTACGCCTCAATGACCTCGGCGTCGCGTTCCTCGCGGCGGCGCTGCTCATCGCGGCGCTTGGCGTCCTCCGCGCGGCGCTTCAGTTCCTCGCGGCGCCGCGCGACCTGCTCGTTCCACAGGTCGCCCTCGCGAAGCAGATCGAACATCCACCCGCCCGGCTCGCGGTAGCCGCCGTCCGGCGTCTCAAGGCAAATGAACGAGATCGGAGCCCCAGGGTTGAACCGAACGATGTGCCAGCGCCCCGGCTTCGCGCCGGACCCAACGGCGTCCACGGGCGCGGGGTCCGGGCAGTACACGAGCTTGAGGTTCGGTTCGACACGCTCCAGTTCGCGGTTCCAGTGCTTGACCTGCTCCCACTGGTTCTCGCTGCGGAGCACGTCGAGCGCCGCCGCCTCCCGGCGACGACGCTCCTCCACCAGTTCGGCCGCGACCTTCGGCGGGACAAACAGACGCGACATCTAGTAGCCGATGATCGTCAGCCGGCCGGTCTGCGTCGAAAGGCTCGTAGTGTTCGTGACCTCCGGGAACACCGTCGCCGACTGCGCGTTGCCATCGGTCGCGCGAGCCCAAAACGCCTGGAGCTTCTTGTTGGTGTAGTCGTAGCGCACGATGACGCCGGTCGTGCCGCCCTCGTTCGCGGTGAACGCGCCGTGCGGAATGACCTGCTCGATCTTCTTGAGGCCGACATCGGACGCGACCAGCGACTCGCCGCCAGTCGGGTACGACGAATCGAACGTGACCTTGCGAACCTTGACCTTCTTGTTGCCGGCCACGAAATCCGCGCCGGCCACAGTGCTGATGGTGAGAGCCATGAACCTGTCTCCTGGTTGGTTGTGCGGCAAGTAGCCGCAGGGGTGGCCCGCCCCGCGTCTTTCAGCGAGGCGGGCCTTCCTGAGTCAGCTACGCCTTGACGACGCGCTGAGTGCTGGTGACCGGGCCGGCGGTGAGCTGGACGCCCACCGCGTTCGACGCCGAACCGGGAGCGTTGTCAACGGTGAGCACCGTCGACGCGCCGGTCGGCATCCGGTCCGGAAGCAGGCCAGCGATGATCTCCAGTTCCTTCGCCAGCTTGCGGATCGCGGCCCCGGTTTCCGAGCCGGCCGCGAACGTGAGCGCGAGGGTCGCCATGTCCGACCCCCTTTACGCCGTCAGGCCCGTGGCCGCCGCGTGCGTGTTGCGGCGGCGGAGTCCCACGTTAAAGGGATAGAAGACCGCATCCACGAAGCTCGTGGCGCCCTGCACCCACCGCGTCTGTCCGCCCGCGCCCTCGAGCTCGGACGCCCACGTCGGCTTGGTGATCGCGCCCGTGATGAGCACGAAGTCCGAGAGGGTCAGGCAGTACCAGTCGGAGTCGAGGATCGACGGGAACGCCTCGATCTTCATGTTGTTCCACGTCGGCGCGTCGACGTTGCCGGCGCTGCCGCCGTCCGACGCGAACCGCACCTGGTTCTGAAGCAGCGAGTAGAAGTTCGCCTGCTGCTTCAGGCCCGTCCAGACGTTGGTGAAGTTCTTGCCGCTGGACTGCATGACCTCACGCTGAAGCGAGAGCGCCAGGTCCAGGGACAGAACCGTCGTGGACGTGTCACGCGACGCGGCAGCCCACTGCTCCTGCCCCGCCGTCGCGGGGTTCAGGCCACCGACCGCGCCCGAGGTGTTGACGAGGTTGCGAAGCCCGTTGATCTCCGGGTTCGCCGCCGTCGCGCTGTTCGGGTTGGCGATGTACACGAAGTGCGTACCCGCCGTGGTCGAGACGGACGAGCCGATCGTGATGGTCGGCGCCGAGGCGCTGACCCCCACTGCCGAGATCGTCGTCGCGGTCGCGACGGTGTCGGTGTCGGCGGTGATGCCGATGTCGACCGTCATGCCGGCCTGGAGCCAGTTGCGCCGCAGCGCGTCGTAGCCCCACGCCGTCCCGGACGGCGACGCCTTCAGCGCGACCGTCGCAGACGACGACGTGTCATCGCACTGAGCGACGATCGAATCGCCATTCGTCACCGCCGCGCGAGTGGCCTGGCGGCGAAGGTCGCTGATCGCGCCCTCGATCTCCAGGTTCTTCGCCGACACGATCGACTGGAGGTTCGACCCGCCAGCCTGGTTGAGCGCCGACAGCTCAAGAGCGATCGGCTGGGCGTGCGTGACGAGCGTGTACACCGCCTGGTTGACGGCCTGCTGGCCAGCGGTGTTCAGCGAGCCACCCGACGAGGAAACCGTCGTGTAGCCGGCCGACGCGCCCGCGATGTGAACCGGCACCTGAGCCTGCTTGCCGATCATCGTGGCCGAGAAGTTCTCGAAGCGACTGAGCGGAGAGTCGTCCGAGAGGAACTGCTTCTGAAGCTGGTCGTCGGTCCACCGCTCCTTGAGGACCGTCGCCAGATTGGATGCGGTCTGCGCCATAGCAGACCCCCCTTTCGGGTCGGGATGGACCCCCTACTGCTCGTTCAGAGCTTGCATCCGGGCCGCGAGGTACGCGTCCAGGTCGCTGCGGCTCATCTCATCCCAGTTGGGGGCGTCAGTGCCTTCCTGACCACCAGCGATCGGGGCGGGCGTGCGGCGCTTGCGCTGCTGCTCCCACCTGTCCTGACGGGCCCGGTCCCACTCCGCGAAGTAGCGGTGCGCGGACTTGATGTCCGGGAGTCCCTGCTCATCCAGCGGCAGACTCAGCGCGCGGTCAACGACCCACGCGACGTCCTGCTCGTCGAGCCCCTGGAGGCCCGCGACTTCCGACTGAATGTGCTGCTCGGCGCGAGCAAGAAGCTCCTGCTCCTGCTCCTGCGCCTCGCGCTGGGCAATCCCCTGCTCGAGTCGTTCCAGCCGAGCGATCAGCTCGGCGGTCGGGTCGTACTCGTCGTACTCGGGGGTGTCGTCAGGTTCGCTATCGGTGATCTCGAAGCCAAGCAGGCTGATCGCCTCAGCGTCGCCCTGCTGGGCGGCGGTAATGAGACGGCGGTACTCGGCTGCCTCCTGGGACGCCCGCGTGTATTCGGGCTGAAGGTGCTCGTACCGCTCCTGCCAGTTGACTTCGGTTCCGGGTGTCCCGTTGTCGGGGCCGGGGAGGTCGGCAGGCGTGTCCTCGACGGGGGCCTGCACAGACTTGTCGCTCATGCGACTCCTTCTCGTATAGGGCGGGTCCCGCTTGCGGGGGTGTCCGCTGGATGACTGCCCCCCAGTGGGGGGCCTTTGCCGCTAGGACTGCGGCGAAGGGTTCACGGGCGAGCCCGGCATCGACGGCAGCGGCTTCGCTGCGGTCGGACGGGTCGCGTTCTGAAGGCCGAGCGCCTGCGCGGCGTCGTTCTGCTGCTGGAGCGCCTGCTGGGCCTCCTGCGCCTTCATCTGCCGGATGCCACGGAAAATCTGCTTGGCGACGGTCTGCATCTCAACCGGGAGTAGTTCGTACTCCTCGGTCTTCATCCAGTCACCGAACACACTGAGCCACACGTCCTTGTTGTCCTGCACGTCCGGCATGTACGTCGGAACCTCAGCGGGGACGGGCGGGCCCATCGGGTCAACCGGGTTCGGCATCATCATCGGCGTGCCGTCCGGGTTCTGCTCCTGGCGGGTCGGCATGTCCATCACCGTGTTCGCGCGGATGCGCTGAATGATCCGGTTGGCCTTCGCGACATCAAGCTGGTAGCTCTGGATCAGTGCCTCAGCGGTGCCGTTGTCGATCGCGGCCATCGCCTGCTGCGGCGTGATCCACATGCGATCGGCCATCTCGAAGATGTCCTTCTTGAGATCGTCGCGGGTGCGATACCTCAGCGAGTCGGGGTTGACCGTCACGTCAACCTCGGACAGTAGGTCGGTGCCCTTGAAGCCCTTGATCGACTCCCACCCCTGAAGACCGCGAATACGGATCAGTCGGCCCTCGTCGTAGAACTGCGCGACGAGCATCAGCGCGTGGCGCATGAACCGCGAATCGAACTCCGCGACATCAGCGAGGAACGACCCCCACCGCGCCTGCGACTGCTGAAGCACCGCGTCCACCGTTGCCGCGGCGAGCCGCGCCTGCGCCTGCACGTCCTCATACGCGGCCATCTCGCGCATGTCCTGTTTCATCAGACTGAGCATGTCGAACAGGGCTTGCGGGACCGCCGGGGGCTGCTCCCACTGCGGCGGCGTCGGCCCCCGGTAGTAGCGCACGTCGCCGGGCACGTCGGTCGGCCGGTCGATCAGGCTGTTGACCGCCGCGATCATCTGCGGGTTCAGGCAGCGGTTCTTCCACTCCAGCAGCTTGTTCCAACAGTCCTGCACGGTGCGCTGCGGGTCGATGAGCTGCCACACCAGCCCGAGATCCCGGTCGGTTTCCGGGTCGATGGTGTAGACGAGCCGGTGAATGATCGGCTCGTCGATGACCTCACCGTCACAATCGGTCAGCGGGTACGTGCGCTCCGGGCACAGCAGCCGGTTGTTCGCGATCGTCAGCCACCGGCCCTTCGGAAACTTCGGGCTCGGCCGCTCGAAGTAGTCGCGGACCAGCGCCATGTTTTCCTGGTCGCGATTGTCGGTCGGGATGTCCGACGTGGTGGCGTCCGGCTTGACGACGGCGCGGAACTCCATCATCAGTTCGTCCACCGGGCGGGCGCGCTCCATCACCCACCAGCGCGACGCCTCGAAGTCCACGCCCGGCTCCCAATACACCTGGTTGCCGGTGAGGACGATCCACTTGACCTCGCCCTGCCCGTAGGCGTCAACGTCACCGTACGCCGGGTTGAGATCATCTTCGCTGCTGGACTGCTCGAACGGGCCGACGTTCGGATCGAAGTACGGGACCGCGTACCCCTCGCCCTGCGTGATCGCGAGCTTGATGACCTTCGCGCGCATCTTGCGCAAATGCCACTTGTCGAACCCGTACGCCGCGATCTTCTCCGCGAGCTTCGCCGCAGCGATCTTGTTCTCATCCGGCGTCGAAGGCGCCACCGAGTACGACGGGGTGCGGTTCGTCGCGGTGGACACCTTGTCCTCCACGATCGGCCGAATGAAGTTGTAGCGGTTGCGGATGCGATGCTCCGGCTTGCCGCCACCACTCGGGTTCGTCGTCGTGGACTGGACCTGAAGGACGCCGCGATGATCGAGGAACGTGTACGTGTCGCCGCGCTCAAAGCGAGTGCAGAGTCGGCGGCGCGCGGCGTCGCGGCGCATCACGCGCCGCCCGCGATCCATTCGCTTACTCAGTTCCGGCGGGACCGTCGCCGGCTTGGTCATCTCAAGCAAGGGTCAGCTCCAGCTTCATCGCTTCCTCGGCAAGCTGCTCCTTGCTCAAGCCGCGCGCTTCCCAGTGATCGGTGTCGTCGAACTCGCTGACGGGTCGCGGCGCGGTGATCTCCCCCGTCTCAAGGGCGTGCTGCTGTACCGCGACGTCAGGCGCCTGGATGCGCTGGCAGAG